AGCTAATAGATCGGAGCATCGGGAGCTATGAAGTCACAAATTAATATCACCTACAACTCGGGCGACCAAGCGAGTTATATCGCTCAACCGCCCGAGTATGCGAAGTGGGAAAAGGCGACTGGTAAAAATATCAGCGAGCTTGGCGGAGTCTGGGACATTTTGTTTTTGGCTTATAACGCTATGAAACGCGAAGCTGGTAATAAACCAGTCAAAGCTTTTGAAGTGTGGATGGATACGGTTGCCGACATAACGACTGAGGCACTCGACCCAAAATCCACAGCATCGGAAGCCTAAATCGTCTGCTAATCGATTTAGCAATCGCGACGCAGATTCCGATGCGAGAATGGACAGACGCGGACGACATAGCCACCGCGATTGAGATTTTGAAGGAGCGAAATGGACAGCGCAATAACATACGATCGCGCTGAACTTCGCCGCATTACTAGCGCCTTCAAAGCGATGGACGAAGAAGCCACAGATCAAGCCAGAACAGAATCAAGCGCTTTGGCTCAATATGCTGCCGACCAAATTAAAATAGCGGCTAGCCGACGCGTAGTTTCCGGTAAAGCTGCGCAAAGAATTGCCGATGGTGTGAGCATTTCTAAAAGTTCCAAAATTGGAGAATTTAGTTATGGCTTTGCTCGACAGAAATTTTCTGGTGGAGCAACAACCCAAATCCTTTGGCCGGGTATGGAATTTGGTTCAAATAGGTTTAAGCAGTTCCCTCGACGCACACCAAGCAAGGGTCGAGGTAATGCTGGCTATTTTATTTATCCAACCTTGCGTCAAATCCAGCCCGAACTTATTCGGAAATGGGAAGATGCTTTTGACAAGATTGTGAGTAAATTCGACTAATGGCCGGATCAAGAACTCTTAAACTTTCCATCCTTGCTGACGTTGATCAGCTTCGCCGTAACCTCTCAAGCGGTTCTCAAGAAGTAGCTGGCTTTGGCGACAAAGTAACTGAATTTGGCAAAAAGGCAGGATTGGCTTTTGCCGCTGCCACCGCTGCCGCTGGAGCTTATGCAATTAAATTAGCGGTTGATGGCGTCAAAGCAGCTGTTGAAGATGAAGCGGCACAAACAAAATTAGCTGGCACATTAGAACGCGTAACAGGCGCTACTAATAATCAGATTGCGGCTGTTGAGTCTTATATAACTAAAACCTCATTGGCTACTGGCGTTACTGACGACGAACTACGGCCAGCCTTGTCTCGTTTAATTGTTAGCGTTGAAGATACGAAGAAATCGCAAGAGCTACTTAATTTAGCTTTAGATATTTCAGCGGCCACAGGAAAAAGCGTTGAAAGTATTGCTCTAGCATTAGCCAAAGCCTATGATGGCAATACGACAGCCTTACAGAAATTGGGTATCGAAACTAAAAATGAGACAACTGTTGTTAAGGATAACAGCGCCGCTAAAGATGCAGCTGAAAGAGCGCAACTAGCTTACAACCTAGCCATTGACAAGTATGGAGTAAGTTCTGCTCAAGCCCAAAAAGCCGGTTTAGTTTTGACACAAGCGCTTGAGAAAGCGAATGAAGTTACAACTGCGAACGTTAAAAGCAGCCTGAGTTTCGATCAGATTATTGGACAACTCAGCGATAAGTTCGGCGGCGCAGCAGCAGAGAACGCTGATACCTTTGCTGGAAAAATGGCTAGATTAAGAATTGCTTTTGACGAAGCAAAAGAGACTGTCGGCGCGTATTTGCTGCAAGCTCTCACTCCAGTTGTCACCTATATTGCTAATACTGTCTTACCAAGATTTGATGAATTTGCAAATAAAATAATTACAGTCGTTAGCCCAGCGATACAATCAATTACAAGTGCCGTAAATACTTATGCTTTGCCCGGACTCCGAACTCTTAACGACTTTGTTTCAAATGTATTACGACCAACATTAGAAGCTGGTTTTGGCCCTATAATAAACGAATTGAGGAATAGTTTTAGAGAAATCGCCAACTCACTTTCTTTAACGAACAGTGAATTTCAATACCTTAAAGATGCAATTGGTATCATAATTCAAGTTTTGAGAACTTTTATTTCTTTAATTGGACAGGGTGTTGCAGATGCAATAAATATTGCGACTTGGTTTATTACAAACCTTATCGACAATTTCAACCGAATTTCACCTGTGGTCGATTCTGTTTATGCAAAATTCAGAACCTTTGTGACAAACGTTGGAACTTTGTTTAGCACCGCTTTTCAACCAATAGTAGATGTTTTCAAAGCCGCTATGAACACAATCATTGGATATTGGAATCGTTTAGATTTTACAGTTAGTTTTTCTGTGCCAAGTTGGGTTCCAGTTATCGGTGGCGAAACTTGGCGATCAGCGGACCTATTTCCTGACATTCCATACCTTGCTGAAGGCGGTATTGTTACAAAGCCGACGCTAGCTATGATTGGTGAAGCTGGGCCTGAAGCGGTTATTCCATTATCTAAAGCTGGCTCTATGGGTGGCGATATAAATATCACCGTCAATGGCGCTATCGATCCTGAATCAACCGCCCGACAAATTATCCAGATTCTTAATAATTCAGCCTATCGCGGAACTCTTGGAGCTGGCGCGCTGGTATGAGTCTTTGGTCTCCCGAGTGGAAAATACTGATACAAGGTAATGATTACACCTCAGCCACAGTTGCCAATTTAACAATCACTCGCGGTCGTTCAAGTATTTATGAACAACCTGTGGCCGGATATTGTTATTTACAGCTAATAGACATAGCTCAAGATGATTTTGATTTACAAATTGGGCATCAAATAACCGTCCAATTAAAAAACTCGGCTGGCAACTATGTATCCATTTATGGGGGATTCATCAGCGATATTGCAACGTCGGTCGTTTCTACTGGTTCAAACGCCACCGTTATTGGAATTAACATTACTGCTCTTGGCGCTCTCAGTCGCTTATCGCGCACTAATTGGGATGGCGCATTAAGTAAAGATGATGAAGGCACACAAATTTTCACAATTGTTTCAGAGGTCTTAGCTAACGACTGGCAAGAACTACCAGCCACAGAAACTTGGCAGAACTACACCCCTGCCACAACCACTTGGGCGGATGCCGAAAACATTGGATTGGGGCAGATTGATACAGGTGTTTATGAAATGGTGGCTCGAGCTGCTGATTCGATTAACGCTTACACTTACGTCGCGCAACTGGCTAATTCTGCTCTTGGAACTGTTTATGAAGACGATGATGGCCGCGTTGCCTACGATAATCAAGATCACCGACAGGACTATCTCCTAGCTAACGGCTTCACAACCCTCAGCGCCAATGATGCTTTCGGTATTGGTATCCGTTCACAAATACGCTCGGGAGATTTAAGAAATAGCGTCACGGTTATCTACAAGAACGGTCAGACTGTCACCGATTCTGACGCTACTTCGATACTTAACTTTGGCACTTATGCTGAAATTATCGACACAACTCTCGATCTCCAAGCGGATGCCGAAGCTTTCGCAGAGCGCCTAATTTTGCTTCGTTCCTACCCTCGTCCAATTCTTGACGCAATCTCCTACCCTCTTGAAAGCCCTGAGCTCGACAACACCGACCGCGACGCCCTCATCGACATATTCTTAGGCCAACCGATTGAATTGACCGACCTACCCAGCGCCATTTCCTCTTTAAATTATCAAGGCTATGTCGAGGGCTGGACGTTCCAAGCTGGGTTCAATTCGGTCAATCTAACCTTTATCCTTTCGCCGCTAAGCTACTCGGGCTATTGGCAGCGATGGGAGCAAGTCAATCCAGCAGAAAGCTGGAATAGTGTGCTCAATACCTTAGAATGGCAAGACGCGATAGGAGTCATTAGCTAATGGCAAATACAACCAACTTCGGCTGGGAAACCCCCGACGATACCGACCTTGTTAAAGATGGCGCTCTTGCGATGCGCACACTTGGTAACGCCATCGACACTTCTTTAGTCGATCTTAAAGGCGGAACTACCGGACAGGTTTTATCTAAGACTTCCAATACAGATATGGATTTTACTTGGACAAGTCCTAATCCGGGAGACATAACCGAAGTCACAGTTAGTTCGCCCATTACAGGCGGCGGTTCAAGCGGTTCTGTAAATATCGCAATTCAAGACGGAACAACAGCTCAAAAGGGAGCGGTTCAATTAGAAGATTCGAGTAGCAGCACTTCAACAACAAAGGCCGCAACTCCTAAC